CTCTAGCTACTAGCTCTAGTAGCTAGAGCTAGTAGCTAGAGCTAGTAGCTAGCTCAACGCAGAGTGGTCTTCAATAAGACCCCTACTGCGTCCACAGGCTGGTAAAAGATTAGTGGTACGAAGAGTTGCAGCCAGTTTGGGACAGAAGTGCTTTATTGGTATGGACTTGGAAGACTTTTTGCCTGATGCGAAGCACCGTCGTTTGGTGGAGTGGCTGACCACTCCTCCAAAGGAGCGTGTGCCGAATAGTCAACGGAAGTTGGCTGAGGAGCTGGGTGTTGCTCCTCGGACGATCAGGTCGTGGCAGGCGCGTGATGATGTTCGTCGTGCTTGGTCGAAGATGTCTGAACATATTGTTGGTGATCCGTCGAAGGTGCAGGAGGTTTTGGAGACTTTGCGTCAGACGGCGATTGATCCTTCGCATCGCCAGTTTACGCAGTCTGCGAAGTTGTATTTGGAGGCGGTTGATGCGATTAAGCCTCCTGATCGTTCTGTTGAGGTGAATTTGTCTTCTGAGGCGATTAGTGCGTTGTCGGATGACAAGTTGGAGGCTGTTATTGCTGAGCAGGTTGCGATGCAGCGTGCTCAGGAGTCGTTGGGTCGTCGGCCTGAGAGTGTGGGTGGTGGCTGATGCCTAGGGCTGTTCCTCCTGTTGGTTCTTTGCGTACGCCTGAGGAGATTCGGCGTGCAATTTTGGCTGATGGTGGTGGTGATGGTTTTTGGGTTGAAGCGGAATTGCCTCCTGGTCCGCAGGGTCCGCAGGGGCCGCAGGGTAAGCCTGGTGAGCAGGGTCCTCCTGGTGAGGGTTTGCCTGGCGCTGATGGCAAGGATGGTGCCGATGGTAAGGATGGCACTAATGGTGTTGATGGCGAAGATGGTTTACCTGGTGTAGATGGCGAAGATGGTCTGCCTGGCGCTGACGGTGCTGATGGCAAGGATGGTGCTGACGGCAAAGATGGTGTTGATGGGATCGAGGAAGCTCCTGTTGATGGTTTGCAGTATGCGCGTCAGGACGAAGGCTGGGTGGAGGTTGAGGGCAGCGACTTCGATGGTGAGCATGTTTTGACTGGTGACCCTGACAGCCCGCCCGAGGGTTGGGCTGCGGGTCAGTTGCTGTATGACGGTTTACAGGATGCTGCTGGTGATGGCGGCCCGCACGACCACGACTATCTGCCTTTAACGGGTGGCACGTTCACGGGCGACCTATTGTTGTCGGGCGGTTCACCTGACACGCCTGCGTCGATATCGGTGAACCAAGATCCAGGCCGTAAGGTCATGGCCTTAGAGTCTCAGCAGGACAGGACGGGTGCGGCGACCCTGTTGCTTTACGGGTCTGGCGACCTTGATGGTAAGGCGTCGATGTATGGCGGCGGGTTCCGCAATCAAGAATGGTATAACGGGTCAACACGAATCTTTGGCGACCTGCAGGTTAGCGGCAGGATTCAAGCCTACACGGGCGTCACTCCCGACGATCCAGCGATCAAGTTTGATGCTGGTACGGGCATGTACCGAAAGGGCACGAACCAAATAGGTTTCGCTGTGAACGGTGTCTTGGTTGCCTCCATCGACTCTGGCGGCGTGGTTGGCCGCATAGCGTTCAACGTCGCTGACGACATCGACACCCGAGACGTGTTGGGACGTGCCGAGACAGCGACCATGCCCGCGCCCGAAGAAGCTGTCGTTGACGGTTTGACAGTCAACGAAGTCGTCACGGCGCTGTTGTTGAAGGTGAAAGAACTGTCCGCCGAAATTAAAGAGTTGAAGGGCAACTGATGGGTTTGTGGATCAAGAACGCTGACGGAACAATCGAACGGACAGCGGGCGGTGGCGCTGATGGTGCCGATGGCGCTGACGGTCAGCCAGGTGCAGACGGCAACATGTGGCACGTCGGGTCAGGTGCGCCTGCTTCGACGCTCGGTGAGCCTGGCGACTACTATTTGGATGGCACTGACGGCTGGGTGCATGTTAAACGCACCAACAGTTCGTGGACGAATTTGTTTGTGAATTTGACTGGCCCTCCTGGTAGCGGTGGAGACTTTTTACCATTAGAGGGCGGCACGCTGACAGGCGGGCTGATTGTTGGCGGGAGACTAGAAGTAGCAAACGCCGCTATCCGAGGCTACGACGGGAATGAAACATGGCCCGCTTTCACTTTCCAGTCCGACACCAATACGGGCCTGTATCGCATTGGTGCTGACGTTCTTGGTTTTAGTTGCGGAAGCGTCAAAGTAGCGTCAATAGACAAGGCACTCGGTGGGCGGTTCTTTGGGCCAGGGCACGCTACAGGCTCGGCCGTCATTGGCGTGCCAGACGACGTATACCCTGCGTATCGTTTCTATGGCGACGAGAATACAGGCATGTACCGCAAGGGCGCGGACCAAATAGGGTTCGCTGCGAACGGAGCGCTGCAACTCGCCGTCTATGACTACAAAGTGCATGCCCTTAAGGACTTGCAGGTTGACGGGCATGTCACCACAGGAGCGGGCAAGGCCGTCTACTTTGGTGGCAACTGGGATGGTGCAAAAATCTTCAACGTTTCGTCGGGCGTCCGCAAATACATGACGATTGGTGACCAAGCCAACGGCGGTTCTCAGATTGTTCTGTATGGCAACAACGAGGCAGACGGCGGCACCGATGACGGCAAAATGTACATCAGGTCTGGCGGCGAGCCAACGGTAAAACTTGCTGCGGATCAGAGTGTCCATTTTTACGGCGACGTCACATCTGCGGGGACCATCAACGCCCGAATCGCATTCGGTGTCGCTGACGGCATCGACACTCAGGGCGTGTTGGAACGTGCCGAGACCGCGACCATGCCAGTCATTGACGAAGAAGGTGTCGCGACAGCAGACGCTGAAGGCGTCATGCTTAACGATGTTGTGGCCGCACTGTTGTTGAAGGTGAAAGAACTGTCGGCACGCATCGAAACGTTAGAGGCCAAACCCAGCGCTTTCGGCTAGGGACAAACGTGCCCTTATTAAGTGAGTGAAACTAACGCAAGTCTTGGTGAACTGTTACATGAACGCGAATGGCGGAAATGTGCGCCCGAATGGGACGGGGCAACACCAACCGAACTAGCGGACGCTTTCGAGTATTGGTGCGCCCAATACGTTTACATCCGTTTCCCAGGCAAAGGGAAAATCAAATTTGTGTTGCGACCCGCCCAACGCGAAACAGTCGAATTGTGGTTGGAACACAGGTTTACTGTCGCGTTGAAAGCCCGACAGATCGGGTTTTCAACTTTGGTGTCAATTTTTTGTTTCTGGTGCTGTTTCTTTTACCCCGACCGCACTGTCATCATGCTGTCGAAAACGGAACGTGACTCACAGAAACTACTGGTTCACGCCCGTTACGCATCCCGATATTTGCCGTCGTGGATGCTGCATCGTGGACCACTGTTTGAAGCGAACAAGTCGGAAATCAAGTTTACGAACGAGTCGATTATTGAATCGTTGCCGTCGGCGTCAGACCCTGCGCGTGGTGTCACCGCTTTTTACATTGTTGTTGACGAGATCGGGCAGTTACCGAACAGTGAGGAGGCGTGGGCGGCTATTGAACCTGTTGTGGACGTAGGTGGCTCGTGTGTCATGTTGGGTACGGCGAACGGTGAGGGAAACTTGTTTCACAAGATTTTCACGGGCGCTCAGGCGGGCACGAACCGTTTCAAAGCTGTGTTTCATTCTTGGCGCGCCTCGGGGCGCGACGACGAATGGTATGCCCGTCAGAAAGCTGATCTTCCTGACTGGCAGTTGGCTCAGGAATATCCTGATAATCCTGACGAAGCGTTTTTGCGGTCTGGTCGGCCCGTGTTTGATTTAGAGTTTTTGCGTGCGACGGAAACGCGTGATCCGATCCGCGGCTGGCTGGATGGTGATACGGGCGGAACGTTCCTTGAGGACGTTCGTGGCCCGTTGCGTGTCTGGACTGAACCTCTCCCCGACCACAGGTACTGTATGGGCGTTGATGTGGCGGAGGGTTTGTTGCATGGCGACTTTTCGTCGATTCATGTGCAGGATGTGAAGACGGGTGAGATTGTTGCGCATTGGCACGGCCACATTGATCCTGACTTGTTGGGTACGGATGTGTGTATCCCGTTGGGCGAGTTTTATAACAATGCTTTGATTTTGGTGGAGTCGAACAATCATGGTTTGACGACTTTGACTGCTTTGAATCGTTCTAACTATTTTCCGTTGTATCGGGAGCGGCGTGTCGGTGTCCGTAACGCTGACGCTACGGACGCTTTGGGGTGGCGGACTACGCAGGTGACGAAACGTTTGGCGATTGACGAGTTGAATAAGGCGATTCGTGATGAGTCGATGGTTTTGTTGGATCAGGAAACGATTGCGGAGATGCGTGCGTTTACGCGGGATTCTAATGGGCGGATGTCTGGTTCTCCGCATGATGACCGTGTGATGTCGTTGGCGATCTGTAATCAGGGATCAAAGTATGTGTTTTTGCGCAAGTATCAGCCTGAGAAGGCGATGGTTGTTGGTTCGATGGATTGGCATATGCGTCATGTCGATGAGGCTGTGAAGGTTGAACAGTCGTTTGTGGGCAGTGAAGCGTTCTGATTTGATTGTTGCTACACGTTTTTGAGGGACAGTTGTGCCTATAGGGGATGACTTCGTTTGAGTATGAGTGTGAAGAGTGCGGTCGAATTGAGTCCGTTCAAGCGGGTGATGTGAGGAGCCGTGGTCTTGTGTGTTTCAAGTGCCATGTTCGTGGCCTTTCGTTCTCGTTTAGGGGCGCTCAGGGCGGTCGTGAGTCGTTTCACGATGAAACGATCAAGGAAGTGCAGGACAGCATTGTGAAGGGTGCTGCGGAGCAGGGTCGCGAGGTGCGGCCCAAGACGAAAGTGAATTACGCTTAATGGCCCCTCCAACGTACCGTTCAAAACTGAACCAACTGTCCGCCCAGTTCAATGAGTCGAAGAAGTGGCGGGAAAACGAACGCAAAGAAGTGTTGTGGAAATCTCTTGTCGATCTGTACAAGGGCAAGCATTATAATGCGGCGGCGGAATCTGATCGTGCGGTTGTGAACGTTGCGTTTTCAACGAAGAACGTTATTGCGCCGTCTGTTGCGGTGAACAACCCGAAGTTTTCGGTGAATGCCCGCAAACCTGAAGCTGCTGCGCAGGCGGTTGTGACTCAGGAAGTGTTGAACTATGTGTGGCGCACTTACCATTACCAGCAGGAGTTTCGTTTAGCTGTCGATGACATGTTGACGGTCGGGCACGGCTGGATCAAAGTTGGTTACAAGTCAACGAAACCTCCTGAGGTGAAGTTGGCTGACGATCAGAACCCTGAGGATGCGTTGTCTTACGGGGTTGATGACCGTGAGAAGATGACGGGCAACGTTGAGTCGGAACTGTATGTTCCTTGGGACGAGGACCGTCCGTTTGCGGAACGCATCTCGTTTTTTGACGTGTTTGTTGATCCGCACGCACGTCACCCGAAAGAAATGAAATGGATTGCTCAACGTACCCGTCGTTTGGTGAACGACGTGAAAGTTGATTCACGGTACGAAAAGTCGGCTCGCAAGCTTGCGTCGGTGTCTAGTCGTAGTTCTTATACGACTGGCGATCAGGATGGCCGCGACGACCAGCACGAAATTTCGCAAGATTATTGTGATGTTATTGAGTTTTACGATCTGCGCCGACAGGAAGTTTCTACGTTTTTGGCGGATGGTACGGAGCATGGCGAGTTTTTGATTAAGCCTGAAAGATTGCCGTATGCGTTTGGGCATCCGTTTGTCATGTTGCGTGACTATGAGGTCATTGACCATTTTTATCCGATGGGCGAGTTAGAGGCCATCAAGGTGTTGCAGCAAGAGTTGAACATTACTCGTACGCAAATGTTGAATCACCGTTCCAAGTTTGCCCGCAAGTACATGTATCACGCGGAAACGTGGGATGCGATGGGTGTGAACGGGTTGAAATCTCAGGTCGATAACGAGATGGTCCCGTACCCTGGTGACATTCAGGACATGGAACGTTCTGTGGTCGCTATGCCTGTGCAGGGCACGCCTGCCGAGTTTTATAACCAGTCGGACATGATTATTTCCGACATTGACCGTGTTTCGGGCACGTCGGAATATCAGCGTGGTGGCGGTCAGAACATTCGTCGTACTGCGACTGAAGCTTCGATGATTCAGGATGCGTCGAATGCGCGGTCGGCTGACAAGTTGTATGCGATTGAGCGGGTGTTGAGTGAGATTGGTCAGCGTCTTATCCAGTTGATGCAACAGTTTATGACTGGCGAGCATGTTGTTCGCATTGTTGGTATGTCGCATCCGACTTGGGTGAAGTTTGATTCTGATTACATTAAGGGCGAGTTTGATTTTGCGGTGGAGGCTGGGTCTACGGCACCGAACAACGAGTCGTTCAAACAGCAGAAGGCGTTTGAGATGAACGAGGTGTTTGGTCAGTATTTGGGTGCGTTTATTGAGCCGACAGCGTTTTTGACTGAGTTGTTGCGGATGATGGGTGTGAAAGATCCGTCTTCGATGATGATGCAGCCACAGCAGGGTCCTGGCGGTCAGGCGCAGCCTGGCGGAATGCCGCCTGAGCAGATGCCGCCTGAAGGAATGCCGCCCGAGCAAGCTCCAGGTGGAATGCCGCCTGGAATGCCGCCTGGAATGGGAATGCCGCCAGGGATGCCACCAGGTGGGATGCCAGGAATGCCAGGAGAAATGTCGCCAGAAGTCATGGCGCAACTCCAAGCAATGAGCGCGTAAAACATTCGTTTTACCGAAAATGGGACAAACGTGCCCTATATGTAGAAGCAAACCTGTAGGAGGACTTCTTGGATACCGAACAAAACGACATCGCAGTGGAACCCGAAGGGTCAACCGAAGTTGATGTTGCAGAACAACAACCTGTAGAACAACCAAACATTCTGGACCTGGAAGAGTATTCGGACTATCACGTTCAAGTCGGTGAAGACACACTTTCGTTGCAAGAGCTGCGAGATTCTGGACTTCGCCAAGCGGATTACACCCGTAAGACGCAAGAACTGGCTGAACGAGGACGAGAACTAGAACAGGCGTCAACGTTAAACCAGATGCTTCAGGTCAACCCTCGCGGAACCTTAGAGTATTTGGCACGACAAAACGGACTGAGCCTCGCTGACCAACAGGCAGCGCAGCAGCAGCAGTCAACGGATGACTGGTTGACTGACGACTACGACACACCATCGGCAGACCCGATGTTGAGCCGTATCGCAGCCATCGAAGAACGTTTCCAACGCGAAGACGTTGACAACGAATATCGGCGGGCTTTCGACGGGTTGAGACAACAGTTTGGGGACGGATTCAACGAACAGGAAGTCGCACAAGAGGCTTACCAGCGTGGAATCTATGACCCGAGCCAGATGGAAATGGTCGCTAACGATTTGGCGTACCGCAAACTGCGGGCCGCCTACAACGACGCTAATGCTGCGAATGCTTCCAAGCAGGCGCAGG